CTATGATTGACGAGGCTCAGGAGAAACGTCATGCTTTAGTAGCTCACATACCCATAGCAAACTTTGCCACTAGACTTAGCAGACTAGAGCAAATATATAAAGCTAACGAGACTATGGAAGATTACACTATGTGCTTGAAGGCTCTTAGCGCAGCGCGTGAAGAAACTAAGCTCGTACGTGTAGAAACCTCAGAAACCTCTAAGCCTCAATTCGTAGTAAACATAACTAGCTTCAAAGGTACTGAATCTCCTGTTGAGGCTGTGGAAGTAGCGGAAGCCGTTGAGCGAACTTCAGGACATCTACCTAGCTCTACAGAAAGCTGACTCTGAAAAGAGTTCGAAGTATGTACGTAGGCCAGGTAAACATAGGAAACAAATTCCTGTACCACCTAAGCAGGATCCCGATGCAGTATCTGTAGATTTACACTTTAGTTCTATTAACAGTACTGTAGATGCTGCGAGGACATGGGAATTTAAATCTTATAGGAGACTTGCGTTTGTGGTGTTTATGCAAGCTCTGAATGATATTATTAAGTTGCAATATAAGTGGAAAGACCATGAATGGTTGCATGGGGCATATAAAAAAGTAGCGTCAAAAGAACTTAGTTTTAATGACTTGGCAAAGTCACAAGATATGCCTATATTAAAGGTAAGGGATTTGTATTATGACTACGCCAAAGATTGGAAATATGATCCCATAGCATGGTTGATGTCAGAAGACGCTAGGCCGTACTTAGACATGCTTGATATAGAACCAGAACAGGCTATAGAAGTAGCAAAGTCTATTGCAAACGAAGAACGTAGCGTAGGGATTTCAGAACCAGACATAGAGCTATTAGTCCTACCCCAGTATGACGAGAGTGTTAGAAAGAAACAAGCTATGGGTAGGTTTTTACAGACATCCTTTGCATCGGTAACTAAAAAACATGCCAACACGCGGTAGGGTTCATACAGAGAGTCTAGAAGATCTAGAGTTTAATGTTGCCCTGCAGCCTAAGCAATTTAAACTTCTGGAAGCTGTTAGAAACGGTGTTAGGTATCCGTTCTATGGAGGCGCTAGAGGCGGAGGAAAAAGTTACGCATCTAGAATCATAATGCTCATTATGCTCATGGAAAATCCCGGGTCTACGGGGCTTTTGATTCGTAGGACATTTAAGCAACTAGACGGTAATCATATTCGTCCGTTGTTTAGGCAGTTTCCGAAGATACGTAACTGGTACAACAAGAGTGAAGGCGTGATGTATCTACCCAATGGTAGTGAGTTGATGTTTGGTCACGCAGAACACGAAGATGATGTGTTTAACTACCAGGGGCAAGAGTTTGATTTCGTAGCAGTCGAGGAAGTAACACAGTTTACAGAGTTCCAGTGGCAGTATATATGTAGCTCATGCCGTACAGCAAACAAAGGCATTAAGCCTGTAATGTGGGCTACAGGAAACCCAGGTGGTGTAGGACATGCGTGGGCAAAGAGGTTATGGGTAGATCGTAGTTATGAAGAAGCCGAGGACGAGAACGATTATACGTTTATTTCGGCCCGTGTGTTCGACAATCCAGCCCTAATGGAAGCTGACCCTAGGTATGTACAATCACTAAAGAATATTCGTGACGAAGCCTTGCGTAAGGCGTACTTAAACGGTGATTGGGATATATACCAAGGACAATTCTTTACTCAGTGGAATAAAGCTAAAATCGAGACAAAGAGTTTTGAGATACCAGCTTCGTGGCCTTTGTATGGAGCATTAGATTACGGTGAGTCGGCACCTACTAGTTTTGGCTTATACACAATAGATTTTGATGGTAATATATACAGACTCATGGAATATTACCAAGGCGATAGAACAGCGTCACAGCACGCAGAGGAAATCGTAACTAGAATCCAAGGCTTTCCGTATACATCGGGACGTATGCCTATTATGATTTATGCTGATCCTAGTATGTGGGTTAAGCGTAGACTCACCGAGCAGATGACTAAGAGTGCTGCTGATGTATTCAGTGATTACGAGCTACCGATAACGCGAGCAAACAATGATCGTGTGAATGGATGGCGTATTTGTCGAGATGCATTGTTACACGAGAAGTTTTATTCTTTTGAAGGTTGGAATGATAACTTTATGCGTACAGTGCCTGCGTTACCCCGCGCAGATAAGAATCCAGAAGATGTAGACACTCACGCTGAAGATCATGCCGCTGATGAATGGCGTTATGGTATGGTTCACATGTATCGTCATGCAGAACATAAGGATGACCCAATACTGGGAAGTGGGCAGAATATCTTAGATGCCTTACCTGGACGGCCAGCGCATTCCGGTCGTTATCATGTAATGAATTGAAATGGCTGATATTAAATTAAACAATAAAGAGCGTGAGTATTGGCGTAAGACGATTGATAGGGTCCAGAGAGTTATGGAACCTAAGCATAAGTCTTGGGAAAAGCTTTTAGCATCGTATGAGCTAAAGATGGATATTCCAGGACTTGATAAGGATGAGATTATTCATGTGTCTCGTATGTATCCTTTGGTTAGGCAGATTTTATCGTCTGTGGCATTTCATTATCCTGAAGTGTTTGTTAATGCTAAGCCTAACGCAGAACGTATGGCAGGTGAGTTAGACGCTATATCGTTGATTATGGAACGAGCTGGTAATGTTGGCTTGGACCTTATGAATGCTAAAGCTGAGATACATCAGGCCATGTTTGATGCGTTGTTTTGTGGTGTAGGATGGGTCAAGATGGGGTATAATCCATCTGGTGATGACTCTATGCCTCCCTATGTTACGAATGACGCATTCAAAGATGACTTTCCATGTGTAATGCGTGTCAGACCTTTTAATGTGTTTGTAGATCCTAAGTGTCCTCCTCAGAACTTAGGTTACGCTGAGTATATAATTGAACGTATCGAAGTTCCGTATGATATAGTTAAAAATGATGACAGGTATAAGATTCCCAAGGATTTTATGGGATCGTCAGATACGCCTAATTCTTCGGATTCATTACTACTAAATTATGGTGACGAGTATGATGCCGATGATAGTGATGAGAATATACAAGGAGCAAAAGCTGAGCGTGATATAGTAGTATTATACGAGATCCATGATAGGCTCAATCGTAGACTTATTACATTCTTAGACGGTCACGAAAAAGAGATACATTCCGAGACTCACCCTTTTATTAAGACTAAAGCTATGTACCAGGGTGAGAATCTTATAGGACTTGAAGAAGCTCCTGGGTTTATCATGTCTAAGGGCTTTCAGTATATTCCTGTTAAGTTTGATACTGTGGAGAGTTCGTATTTCCCAGAGCCTCCTATGAAATACGTTGAGGATCTACAGAATATTATTGTAGAGTCACTAAGTAGACGTGTGGATATTCTACGTAGGTTCCCGCGTGTTGTATGGGCTAATGAAACTGAAATCCAGCGTAATGCTAATCTTGTAGATAACGTACGCGATGCTAAAGACGGTGATGTTATTGGGTTACATGACATCAGTAGTATTCGAGAAGCTAATTGGGGTCAGGTTCCTAATGATCAGTTAGGTATCGAAGGTGATGCACGTAACTACGAAGAACAGAGTCTACATGTAAGTGATCTCGCAGGTGGCTCAGAAGGTCGTAAGACTGCTACAGAAAGCGCACTAATAGCATCTCAGGGATCGTTGAACCGTCAGTGGATGCAGTCTAAAGTAGCAGATGTATATACTACTATTGTTGGTAACATGTTTAGGATGTTCCAAGATGTAAGGTATATACCGAATAGCTTTATGCTTAATGTAGCTAAGGATGCTGCGGGCATGGAGTATCGAGTACTTACGAGTCAGGATTTTAACTTTGACTTTATCTTAGATCTAGACGCTGGTTCTATGCATCCGTTGGTTGAAGAGCTAGAGCAAGAAAACTCTATTATGTTATATGATCGTCTTATGGGCAATCCTATGATTGATCAAGCTCAGGTTACTAGAGATTTGATTAAGTCTTTTAGGAAACGCTCTGTAGATAAGTTATTCAAAGGTGCTGATGGTGATCTTAACGCGTTGATTCAGATAGAGCTAAGTTTAATGATACAAGGTCAGATGCCTCCAGTAGAAGAAGGCATGGATCATATGGCACACATGGAACAACAGAATCCTAATGTTGTCATGGGCTTGCCTCAGTTACAGCAAATGTTACCGCAGCAACAACAGCAGGTATTAGAACTAGTACAACAACATGCTGCTATGCATGAGCAGATGTTACAATCAGTTATGGCTAGCGGGGGTGGTGGGGGCGGGAGTCAACCTTCGGTAGATGGTAGGTTATTGAATAGCGAAGAAGGTCTTATAGGTCAGGTTAGATCTAATGCTCAGAAAACTCAGGAAGCAGCGACAGCTGATGTATCAACACTCACA